ATCCCGAACTGGGAAGAGTTCTCGACGGGGGAGTGGATTGACATGGAGGACTACACCAAGGACTTCTGGAGGAACGCCCACAAAGCCATGAGCGTCCTTTACAGGCCCATAGACAGACGTTGGGGCGACAAGTATACCATAGCCCCATACACGGCAAAAGAAGACGCTGAGGCCTTCCTGGAGATGCCTGCCCCTCTCGTCTCGGGAGCGTTGCTTTTTTTTTGGACTACCGAACGAGAACTGCTGACCACTTTGCAGTCCTCTTTGATTCAAACAACGAGGGAGGCGATGCGTTTGCTGAGAAGTGGGGATGGTACCCGCTCCTCTTCTCCTTGGCTGGGGAAGATTATCTCAAGATGGATGCGGTTACGGCTTCGCCTATCGGCCACCTCTTCACCCACCTCGCATTCCTGAAGGACCTCGAACATAAGCGGAAGTCATGATCACATTCAACAATATAGTCGCCAAGTTTCAGGAGTTCTGCGACAACCACTTCTTCATCAAGACGTTCTCCTATGGGAGCCCGTCCGATGTCGACTTGGACAAGTTCGAGCAGTATCCCCTCATGCACCTCGTATATACGGGAGGGGACTACAACACGGAGCGCACCAAGACGTACAACCTCGAGATATACATCCTCACGCTCCCACCTGCGGAAGCCGACAAGAACGCCCACCAGAAGGAATCCATCAGCGATGCGGAGCAGGTAGCGGAGGACATACTCGCAGACATCGAGAACGGAGGCGACATCTTCCAATTCGGATACCACTACGACCTCACCTCGGCCTCGGTCACCCCGCTCGAAGAAGAAAGGAGCAACGCCCTCGCAGGGTGCCTTCTCGACCTCACCATCGCGGTTCCTTACAGCTACGACTCATGCAACGCACCCCTCACAGGAGTGGAGCCCGAGGGAAGCACCCCACAGTCATATCGTGCCCGGGGGCTCTTGAGAGTGCGAGAAACCGACGGGAGTCCAGATGTTCTCTCGGTGGCTACCATCAACGTACCGAATGGGTCCCTCACCGATGATGGGGACGGGGAGATAACGCTCAACTTCGGGGTGGACCCAATCACAGCCCTCGCCTCGGTTTCGTACGCAGGGCAAACCCCTGACACCATATACCCCAACGCAGGAAGTGTGGCCTTTGGGGCATTGAAAGACATAGAAGGTCCCGTTTTGGATGAGGTCACCATCGTAAATGCGGGAGGCATCGTAGCTACCTATACCCAACTTCCCACGGCTACGATACTCTTCTCCAACGTCCCGCAGGGCAGGAACTTCACGGTGACGGCCAGCTTCGACTTCTTCTTGATTGGTCCATTTGATTTGTACAATATCTATCTCCGCACAGCCAAAAGTTCAGGCCCTCTTGCCAACACTTCGGCAGACCTTCTGATGACTGCGGGAGCCATCACAGGAGCCAACTCTCAAGACGTGACCTTCACCATCATCTCCGATTCCTTCACAGCGTATACGTTCAGCTTCTATGCCCAGAGCTATTACGGGGACTTCGGAGTACGCATGACAGACCTCTCCATCACCTGCGAAGCATGATTATTGATACTACCAACGACGAGCTCCTCATCAACGGACAACGCTGGCAGCGCGGGGGATACCTCCTCGCCACGGCTTACTCCACCGACCAGATTAACATCACAGCCCGCGACGGCAGGGTGATAGGCAAAGCCATCGAATGGGACCGCATCCTCGACAAGGACAAGAACACCTTCGGCCTCGATAGGGACGGGACGGTTACGGCCCTGACGAACATCTTCAACTCCCAAGTGAAGAGCCCCTACAAAATCGATGCCCTCCGCGACGTAGAGAACGGGACGGCAGCTTATGGGGAGATTATGATTTACCGCTCTCCGGGGGAGTGGCAATACGAGGTCTTGGAGCAATACCACGGGGCCTACGACAGCGAAGCCGCGACCTTACGCTCTGGGGCTACGGCTACGCTCGAATTGTACTATACGGCACAGGCCGACGGGGATGGTATCAGTGAGCTCTCACAAAGCAACACCCCCGCCTCGGGGTATCAGATTATTCGGAAGCTCTACTATAGCGAGAGGGCACAGCAGGATCCAGACACGGGGACGTGGGTGCAGTTTGCTGACGTGGCGGCTAACACATCCTTTAATGATGCAAAGAATACCCTGCTTGCGTATTTGAAGGAGCGCACAGGGGGTACGGTCCCTATCTCTTTGAAGATGACATGGGAGGAGGTTGAAATCTACAACGGCCTTCTCGACAGCTACGGAGGAGCAGCCGCTGCCTACTCTGTGCGGAGGCTCTCGAGTACATATACGGGGCCTCTCATCGAAGTAGAGAGAGCGAGTGACTCTACCACGCAGGACATCGGATACGATGCCAACGGAGACCTCGATACTACGGCTTTGGCTACCTTCTGCTCGGGAACTACTTGCACGGTCCGCACATGGTATGACCAGTCATCGAACGGCAATGACGCGGTGCAAACCACACAAGCAAACCAGCCGAAGATTTATGATAGCTCGACGGGAGTGGTCACACGAGGTGGAAATTCGAAGCCATACGCATCCTTCAACGGGTCGCAATTTGTGAAAGTGCAATATGGCAGCGCGCTATCTCAACCGATTCAGACTTACGTCAACGCCGAGCACACGACCTCCTCGGTGTCGATGTTCGTTCACAGTGGGTATGGGCAAGATGTTTTCGGCGTGAGATACGACGGGAATAATGCGGTTTATTTCTACGGTGGAAATACGACATTGATGATTTCGTCATGGGTAAACAACAACATCGGCAACCATCTATTATTTAATCAGTTTCACGGCGCGTCCTCGCAGTTTCGCGTCGACGGAGTAGATTTGGCAACTGCAAATGCAGGCACCTCGACCTCAGACGGCCTTACAATTGGAGCGAGAAGCAACGGGAATGGCTTTATCGGATACATTTCCGAGCTAATACTTTACGCGACCGCCGACACAACCAACAGAAGCGGCATCGAAACAAACGTCAACGACTACTTCCGAATCTACACCCCCTTCACTACGGGACTGCTCGACGACTATGGAGGAGCGGCAGCGGCTTATTCCTTGAGGCGATTGTCGTCCACCTACACGGGGCCTCTCATTCGTGTCCGTAGGGCAAGCGATAACGCAGAGCAAGACATCAGTGCAGACATCGAAGGAAACTTGAACACAGGAGCCTTAGCCACGTTCTGTTCAGGTACGGATGGGTTCGTGAAGACGTGGTATTGTCAGAGTGGAAACGGGAACGATGCGACGCAGACGACGACCGGAAGTCAGCCGAAGATTTACGATAGCTCGACAGGTGTGGTTTTGGACGAGGACAACAACTTACCAGCGGCTTTGTTTGCAGGCGACTATTTGAACAGCGGCACAGTTAGTGCAACGGGTACAGCGACAAATTTTGCAGTTGGAAACATTAGCGGCGGAAGCACAACTCGCGCGTTGTTCTTTACGCCAGAATGCTTTGTGTTTTTTACCACAAACGACTGGCGCATTTTTTCTTCGTCAACGCAAACCGTGTACGCTGGGAATGAACAAGGACTCAATTTGCATTACTTCGGAGCGGACAGCGCGGGAAATTTTGCAGCGATAAATGGTGGCGCATTAACAACAAGCGCAAATGCAGCGGACGCAAACACGAAAATTGCAATTGGAACGCAGTCAACAAACGCGGCTCCATTTTACGGATATGTTCAAGAGTGCATCTACTACAACTCTGATGAAAGCACAAGCCGCACAGGCATCGAAACCGACATCAACGACTTCTACAACATCTACCCATGAGTTACATCATCGTCCTCCCCGAAGGGTTCTTGACGAGTGAGGTAAGGGCCAAGAGCATCACACGAGAGCTGTACAACATCACCGTCCCGCTCGCAGTGCAAGAGGAATATCAAAAGGATGGGACTGTCTTCGGAGTCATCACACACCCCGACGGCATCCAGCACGCCCTACAGGTGGACCTCTCGTATGTCATCCCCGTACACCCACAGGCCACCATCGAGAAGCTCGTCTCTCTCTTCCCTGAACTTAACGAGACGGAACGCTTCAACCTCGCCTCTTACGTCCTCAACAACAAAGAGTTCCCCTTCGGACATATCGTACCCTCCACCACCACGGTAAGGGATTACGAGTACATGGTGGAGAATGGATGGTTCCCTGATGAAGTATGAAGAACCTCCTCATCATACCTCTCGTCTTCGCAGGACTCGCCCTCTTCGTGGTGGGTCCCTTGTATGGATTCCTCGTGCGCATCTTCACCGACTTCCGCCCTTGGGGGTGGCTCTACGACCTCGGACGTAGGGCTTCCTTTATGGCTTCTATCATCGCGGAACTTCTCCTCTCCGACGTTCTGCTGAAGCCCAACGGATACCCCTTCGGACATCAGACCATCTCGGCAGTGCTGGGGGCCAACCTCGTGAGGGGCACCCTCTCACGGACGGGTACGGCCCTTCAGCGTCTCCTCGACTACATAGAAGAGGACCACTGCATCAAAGCATACTACAACATCAAAACCCCCTGATATGGAATTCTTCCAAACCCACTGGGCAGAAATCGCCCTCGCCCTCATCACCGCCGCTGGCACGATCACGGCACTCACCGAAACCACGAAGGACGACGACATCGTGGACCTCATCAAGCGAATCCTCAACGCTGTCATCCTCGGACGTAGCAAGAAGTGAGTGAATTCGAGAAGATACTGAAGGACTTTGCCGAGGAGGTCAACCTTGCCGCCAAGCGAGAGCTCGGGTCAAGGAAGATAGGCAAGAACCGCTCCTATGGGGTGGCCTCGCGGAGCCTGCAAAAATCTCTCGAATACAAGATAAGCGGCGGCAGGGTCTCCTTCGGGAGTCCTTTGCCGTATGCTGCCTTCATCCATTGGGGTGTGAATGGAACACGAAAGAACCGCAACGCTCCCTTCTCGTTTCGTCAGAAGCAACCCCCCACCGATGCCATCCGGAAGTGGATGAAGGTGAAGCCTGTGAGGGTGAGGGACAAGGACGGACGCTTCGTGAAAGCCACCGAGTCACGCCTCCAGAGTGCCGCCTACCTCATCGCTCGTTCTATCAAGAGGAACGGCATCGAGGGCCTGCGATACTACGAGGCAGCCCTTGAAGCCCAAGTCCCCAAGTTTCAAACCAAGCTCGGGGAAGCCCTCGCCCAAGACCTCCTGAAGTCGCTCGAATTCAAGTCGGGCAATATCACTATCAAACCCAAGTAATGGCCGCCTCCATCGACTCCGCTCCCGACAAGCTCCGCCCCGCTGGGCAGCCTCTCGTCTTTCAGTTCAGCACGACCGCCACGGTGACGGCTGGCTTCCGCTATGCCGTGCAGGTCTACGAGTCCACGATATACAACACCGACGGGACGCTCATAGGAACGTACTATCTCACGCCTGACGCGAATGATGAGGGATACTTCGATTTGAGCGACATCGCAGAAGGCAGGGTGGCAGCTCCCGACACTCAAGCGTCTGGAGTTATCCATACTGTGACTGCATCTTCTACTACCTCCACTCAGCCTGTCATGAGGAGGTACACCGTCAAGGTAGGGGACTACACAGGTTCGACTCCTACGATGGACGATTCCTCCTCGGTATTCCTGCTTGGGGGTACGATGCAAATATCGCAGGGGCTGCACCCCAGCTTTGCCGATTACTACCCCACAGGATCCAGCATCAAGTCATGGCTCTCCGACCGTGAGGTGGATTCTACCGGACGACGGATTGATATGATTATGGCTGCCGAGGACGAAGCCATCGCAGTCCTCATCCAGACCGACAACCTCGGGACGGCCACCGACCTTGATGAGATTGAGGTGAAACTCTTCAAGAATGGCTCCAACGTAGCCACCCTCAGCAACAACGTATCTTCAAGCGTCACCGTAGGGGAGAACTACCTCATCGTCCCCTTGGGACCTGCTAACCTCGCCACCCTCTTTGGGGGTTTGTGGGATAGCGACTGGGACTACTACACCATCCGAGGCACCGACGGGGCCGCCTCCCCTACCGCTGTCTCTTGTTCCATCAGAGTCGACAGGGACTGCCGCCCTATCAAGCACGACCCCGTACAGCTGGCATGGGCCAACACGGTCGGGGGGTGGGATTACCTACGCTT